ATCAAGCAGATACTCGCCGCGAGCTAAGGAAAGATCACCTATAGAAGATAACTTAAGCTTAACAACTTTGGGGTCGTTAGCCCAAGGGAGGTGATCGAACTTGCGAGCGAGGTAGAGAAGAATAGGGAAGATCAAGAAAGAAAAGAGAGGAAACTAGTACGAGGCATTAATTGTTTAAGAATGTGGAAGGGTAAACTAGAAAGATCAGAGAGATCATAATGGAAGCGCTTTTCTTGGATTAAGGAAAGATGAGGTACGATGGAAGAATGTTCGAAACAGAAATTAATGACCCAAGATTGGGCCTCTAAAGCTAAAGAAGGAACATGCTCATACAATTCATCGCCAATATTGTAGGCAAAAATAGCTTCAAGAAAGTAAGAGTCCAAGCAACTATCCAAATCATTACGAGCCTTTCTATACAAAATTTTGAGAGCCAAAAGAATGGGATTGCGCACAGCGCCGCAAGGAAGTAACCACCAACCACAAAAATCTTTCGAAGGGCCGATGTACAATTTACCTACAAGAGCAAAATGACGTTGCCAACGGACCCAATCAGAACGCTCGACAATCTTGTAAAACATGATAGAATCATCGCCTGAAAAAGCTGCTCCGTCGGTGGGTGCGCGAACATCAAGTTCGTAACGAAAAGCCATGTATGCGATGTTATACCAAGTGTTAAAATCGTAAGTGCCAAACTCGCCAGTAAAACGCATGATAGCTGAAGGGCCAAATTGAGTGTACATGTGAGTTTTGATGAAAAGGTAGAGCTCCGTGAGATCAGGAAACTGAACATCCAATTCAAAGTAACTAAACAAGCACATCTCAAAACTGAGAGTTTCAGCCTTGCAGGACATGTCATACTGAGTGAAATCACAAGTTGAAGCTGCTCCGGAATTCGAAAACTGACGGGAAAATCGATCAAGATCATGAAGGGTGCGGCCTCCATGAATGTAAACGTTTTCTCGCATTAGTCGATAGAGATGAGCCCGCATGTATCGAGTCCAGGGTCCAAATTCAAAGACGTTGATATCCGGAGAAGTGACGAGTGGTTGACCGGGTTTAGCATTAGGCTTTTGAACATGAGCGTCATCCTCTTCGTGCAAGCGGAAACTTCGAGCAGCTGTCTCAGCTTTGGCTTTGTGTTGGGACTTGACAAAAGCTTCCATGTAATGACGTGGCCACTCAGGGGAGGAGCGGTCTATGTTGTTCCAGATCGTAGCAATGGGTTTGTCTAGCTTGGTGGCAACGGTCTGGATGATGCACCACACGAAAAGTTCCTCATCAAACTCCACAGACTCTTTGGGCAAATTTAAGTAGTTACGAAAACGCTCAAAGAGAATGGGGCCGAGCCAACACTTTTGGGAGTACTCGCGAGCATTTTCCTCAGGAGAGGCGTAGCTGAAGCGAGTGTTGATGGCGGAACTAATCAAAGTGGAATCAGAGGAAGCTGTCTGTTTTGGGAAAACATTGCCTTCAACTGGGAGATTGCTATCCAAACCTTTGCCAGATCGAATGACTTCGTTGAATTGCTGACTCATCAAACCCTTGTGATTCAACTCCCGTGATTCACGTTCATAAACCGGCTCTAACTCCAGAAGGTTGCGGGGATTGCAGGAGGATGGTAAATGAGTGTGGAGACGGTCTTCACTTGGCTGAGGATTAGGCGAGTGAGGTTCTGCAGCGAAATTTTCAAAAATGAAGGGAGCATTGGCTCGAAAAGAAGCGGGAAGGTTGTCCAAACGCTCATTACACCAGGTAGTGAGAGCTTCGGCAGGTCGATCAACTAACTTAGCTCCGTAAGCGTCGACATAAGAGGGATGAACAGAAAAGGTAGGTTTAGTGAATG